GCTTCTGAAGATAGACTACACAAACGTCTATCGGCTTCTCAGAAAGGCGATCAAACACCCACCGGGGTTCATCTTCACCAAGCCTGCGGAGTTCGTGCGGAACGCAAGTGTCCCATTGCGCCCCGCCGATGGCTAGTAATCAGATCGGCATGGCAAGTTCAAGTCAATAAAAGAGCCGAATGTAACGTCTCTTCATTGCGACGAAGCCAGCCGCGACCAAAGGTGTCAAACGTGCGAAGGCTACGATAGAAAACCTCTCGCGCGTCGGTTACGTCATGCACAACATCCTTTGGGTTCATCTTCTTGACAGCCGTCAAGGTTGCAGGGCCAATGTCACCATCAGGCTTCACGCCAACAATCTTCTGTAGCGTCTTCGCTGCACGACCAACGCCAGAGTTAACGGCCCAGTCAAACACCGCCCAGTCCACACCGCTTGGAAGGTCATCACCACGCACCTTGTCCCAATACATCTTGCGATAAAGCGGGGCGACATCCTTCACTGTCAGCTTCTTCATCGCATCAGGTGCAGCAGGCTTGCCAATCCACTCTTCCCAAACCTTGCGGGTCACGCCCAAGTTGGTTTCGCCACCGGGGTCTTTAGGGTGATTGACATAGCCCCCCTCGTGCTTGAGGAGCATCTCCAAGCAATCGTCAAAGTTCTCTTTCATTTCTTTCTCCTGAACAAGTCCACGAAACTGCGAGCCATCTCGCTTGGAGACGGCAGAACCCAACCCACAATCAGCGCGATCCATATCCAAATCGGGATGTCTTGGACATTGTTGATCGTCACGCTCTCGACCGAAGCCGCTTCGATCTGCTTGGTTTCCGTGATGATGTCACGCCCAGCTTCAGTTCGTTCTTGATTGGCTACAACTTGCTGAGTGTTCTCTTTGCCAGCCTGAACATTCGCAGCTACATTCGGCCCGCCGCCACCCAACATCCCAAGAGGCAACGCGCCACAGGCGCTAAGAAGCAAAAGCAGTAAGAGGATGTTAATCCTCATGGCTCCGCTCGCGTGTGCGGACGTAAGCACTTGCTCCCATGAAGGCAGCGACCACCGCAGCTTGAGAGGTGTAGAACATCGTCATCAGGCCATTCAGCACTTCTACACGTTCAGTCGGCAGGATTGGCAGAATCAGACCCAGCGTCAGTAAGACCATCGACCCCATAGCTACCCAAGCCATCTGTCTTTGCTGATCTTGCTGCTTGTCCCAGTTGTCTATGCGAAGCAGTTTCTCGTGTCGGTTGATTTCGGAGTTAGTGACAACCCCATCTCCATCAAGATCGGCAACATCCAACAGGCTATTTGGTTCTAACTTCTTAGGTGTCATTTGTTCTGCTCCACATAGAGCCACAGGACAACTGCAAGGAAAACCGAGATACTTGATACCATAAGAAAGATGAGAAGGCCCGAGATTATCATTTCCTTCATCTCTGCTCTGCGATGCTCGTGAGCCTGACGACGTTTGCGAATGTCAGCCTCCATTTTGAGGAACTCATCCCATCCGCTCTGGCCGTAGCTAAACTGGATGTAGGTGCGAAGCTCGTTGCGCTGCGCCTCTATCTTCTTCTTGGCAGCGAAGACCTCCATAGCCTCAGCTTGGGCGCTGCCATTGAACGCCTTATACCAAGGTGGGTCCTCTGCCTTTCTCTCGAAATACTCCAAGTCAGAGATAGCACTGGCCCACTGGGACAGTTGACTACCCATGTCTTGAAGCTCTCGCCCAAGTTCAATGCCCTTCTTGATCGCATTGTAGGCGCTCGAAGCAAGAGCTATGGCGCTTACAGGATCAAGCACGACATTTTATTCCATCTTCAGAAGCACAGAGACAAGCAGCATGATGATCGTGCCTGCGGCGGTGATCAAGATTGCCTCAAGCCGCTTCACACGATGGAACACTTCTTTGAATTGAAAGTGAACCTCAGTTTTCACGGATGCGACATCCTTCTCCAACTGGTCAACCTTGGGTTCCAGACGATCAAGGCGCTGGTGAGCAGAGACAAGTGTATTCATGGGGATCACTCAGGTTTAGTCGGCCAGTTGATAGTATGCGGGAAACCTTGTTGGCTCGTGATGTCGCGCAGGCTCTGACGATAAATCTCCCACGCAGCCGGGATGTTCGTGCCCTTCTCGGTGTGCATGATGACGATCCAATCCGTCTCTGCCAACAGGCGATCACGCTGAGCGCGCACGCTCGTAGCCGCTGTTGCATCGAGGCCAGCCTGATACGCCTGCTCCTGCTCGGCTTTCGTATGCAACACGCCCTCGTCGTCGGTGTAGTTGGCGAACATGTCGCGGATCACCCACCGCTCGACCCAATTACCCTTGGCATCCTGCTCGACGCCATCGCGCGCTGCGGTCTGATACTGGCCTGCGTCCGGCTTGGGCGTGGGGAACACCGGATCGAGCATGAGGCTGTCCAGCGTGGCCTGCGTCCAGACGCGGGGGAAAGAAGTGTTGGCATGATGCCGACGCCACTCGCCCTGCGATTTCACTTCGCCTGTAGTTCTGTGTCTGTAGTCGCCCATAGTTGATCCTCCTATGCGATGGCGAGATAGATGTAGGTTGCGCTGCTGACGTTCACGTTGGTTGCCGCATCTTGATTGACGATGAAGCCGCTGCTGTCGGGGTCGATGCTGTCGTCCGATGTCACCTCTGCGGCGGTCGTGTTCAGAGACAGATGCGGATCGTTGCCAGAGACAATGCCGCGAGCAGTATCCCATACATACCAATCGCCCGTGCTGTCCGTCCGCTTGATTAAGACAAACCGCGCACCGCCCGTGAAGCCGCAGTTGATGGTCTGCGACGAGCCGTTGCCCGTGTAGCTGCCGACCTTGCTGATGCCGGAGAGAGTGGCGAAATGATACATGATATAGTTGTAGCCAGAGCCGTTAGCTGCACTGTTGCTTGATACATAAAAGTTAGTATTCGTTGGGTCGCTGACCCCAGTGAGCCAGCTCTGTCCAGAGCCGAGCGCAGACGCAAAATTTAGTCTAAGTCCTTGCGCTGAAGACACCCACTCAGGTTTTGTGACAAACCAGTTGTCTGCGGCGTTTCTTACCTTAACAATTGTTAGTTCAGGTTGGACACCTAAATTATGCGGTATAGCACGATTTGACGTTGAGTCCCCACTATACGCCACCACATCGAAGAAGCCGGGGGCGCGGCGGAACATCCAAGAAAAATAAGGAGAAAATGTAGTAGTGCCAGAGTGATAGCCGTTTTGATAATCGTAAGCTAAAGGAGAATTGGATGTTTCGGCGGTCGTGTTGTCCGTCATTAAATAAGCTTTTTGAGTTAGCCTTGAGGTGTTAATTTTGTTTAAACCATTAACTGTGTCTGTATAGATCGCCATATCTATAGGGGCAGAAGACCTAAATGCAGGCGCCTTTCCATCGCCTGTACTGCCGTATGTATCCATAAAGAACACCTCCGTCCCGCTCGTCGGCTCACGCATCGGGCCACGGCGGATGGCGATGTAGATGTAGGTGCCGCCTGAGGCGTTAAATGTTGTGCCCGCCGACATAACCTGAAATCCAGTTGCATTTGGCGAAACGGCAGTTGTTGCAGCACCCTCTGCATCAGGCGCATTTGGATAAAGTATTGCTGTAGCGCCATCGACTGGTTGTCCACGCATATTGTCTGAAAGGGTCCAAAGTGACGTGTTGTCTGTTCTTTTTACTAATACCCACTGCGGCTCCCAGCCAAGACTGACCACAGGTCCAGTAGCAGACCCGTTCCCCGTATAACTCCCACACGCAATCATCCCATCGCTGCCATCACCAGACGGCCCCAGCGGATCGTGGGCGAAGAGGTAGGCGACGTAGGTGCCGCCAGAGGCGTTGGTGTTTGTTCCTGTGCCGACAGTAAATTGCGTATCTGTTGGAGCCGTAGAGCCCCACTGGCTAGCGCCCGGCCCGATCCGCGCATCCGTAAGATTAAGGGGCATATAGTAATTTTCTGGTGCAGACGCATCCATGCTGCGATGGTAAACTGACCAGTTAGTAGTGCCGCCTGTTTGTTTTACAATAATGCAGCCGGGAACAGAGCCAAGGTTATGATTTACAGTCCGTGCAGAACCCGTCCCCGTATACGTCACCACATCAAAAAAGCGCGGGGTCTTGCGGAAGGTCCATGAGGCGTAGGTATTACTAGAGTTATTATATTGACCGTCCGCAGTGTTCATGGAGAAGCCAGTCCCCAAGAAAGAAAAGTTTTTACCAGATGCGTTTATGTTGCCATTTGTGCTGTTAGACCAAAGTTCGAAACCAGCGCCTCTCTCTGTATCTAAGAGGGCATGGCTGTCCGCGACGTTACGCACTTTTATCCAAACAAGCCCACCCTCACCAGCAAGATCAATGCCGTTGGTGATCGTCTGCGTTGAGCTATTGCCCGTGTAGAGATACGTCGAGAACACGTCCTCAATCGCAAGCAGTTCAGCCGCTGCTGTCGCCCCGAGCAGTTTCGTCTTCAGCATCACGCATCCCCCACGCGAGCGCCGTAGACCTGTGTGCTAACCTTGAACAGCACGATGACAGTGTAGCCGGTCGTGTTAAGGGTGGGCGCCACGCCGCCGTCCGTCTTCCAGACCACGCCAGAGCCGCCGAATGTCGCATCCGTCCATGTCAGCGTGTAGGCAGTCCCGTCGTCCACTAGCAGCGTGACCGATTCACCAGCGGCAAAGTTCGTGGCCTTCGGTGTGCGGGACGCGCCCAGCGTGATGAGTTGGATGGAGCCGTTGCCGGGGTCGATCTCGAAGGCAGCGCCGTCAGAGATGGTGTAGATGTCTTCAAGAATCGCGCCCGTGATGGCAGGATCGGTGAGCGTCTTGTTCGTTAACGTCTCAGAGCCTGTCAGCGTGACGTAGCCAGACGCAGGCAGATAGCTGATAACCCAAGCAGAGCCACTATAGACACGCATCTCGTTGGCAGAACTGTTCCAATAGAGCGCGCCAGTCAGCAAGGCATTGCCGTCATTGTCCAGCGTCGGGTCGCTGCTCTTAGCTCCAAGATACCGATCATCGAAGCTGTCGTAGCTAGCAGCAGCCGAGCTTGCGCTAGATGCAGCAGCAGATGCGTCGGAAGAAGCCGCACTCGCAGACGACGCAGCAGCACTCGCAGACGACGAAGCTGCACTTGCCGATGATGACGCAGCAGATGCGCTAGATGCCGCCGCAGAGGCACTGGAAGCAGCCGCAGAGGCCGATGTTGTAGCAGAATCAGCATCGACAATGAGCGCCCACTTGGCGCTGTCAGTGTTCGTCGTAAGAGGCTGAGAACCGCTTGAGGTATGATCGACCAAACAGAGGAAGATGTTGTTGGTCGAAGTGTCCTTGACCAGATCGCGCTCGACGTAGGCCGTAGAA